TAGATTATGACGATGGCACATTTGCCATCTTTCCAATAAATAAAGGAAACACATTAGATGATATAAGAAATCAAGCTAGTCTTTTTAATAACAGTCAAGTTCCATTTGATAGTGTTGATGATGTTCCAGTAGAAATAGGAAAAGAATATGATACGACACCAGATGGAATTGATGGAGACGCTGATTATCGAGTTGCAAGAAGAGCACATTATCCAGAAATAGGTAAGCAATTAGATGCTCTATATTGGGCAAGAGAAGGTGATGATACACAAAGTAAATCAATTGATGCCCAAATTAAATTAGTAAAAGAAACTATTCCTAAAACTTGGAAAGGTAAAGAATCTGAAATTCCTAAATTGATGGATTAAGAATATGTCTTTACCTATGCACTTTAAAAATCCCTTTGTAGAGAGTACAGAAATTTATAAAACTATAGATATATTTGAAAAATTAACACTTAACGATATGCACATAGTGTTATTTAAAGATATAGCTCTACGTAAACCAGATCCTAAAAAACGATGGACTAGGATTTCAAAAATAAGAATAGCTGGTGCAGATACTCGATATCCTGGAATTATATACCAGTCTAAGTTAGATCCATTGCAAAATGGAGTTGCACAAAAATATTGTGTTTTTGATGGTACTCATCGAATTAGTAAAATGATATTAGAAGGTAAAAAATCCTCTATATTTTTTATACTTACTCCAGAAGTATTTGATGGTTTACAAAGTTTTAAAAATTGGGCAGAAGATAGAACTACAGGGTGTAATGCATGTGGTGAATGATGGAAATCCCAACAATCCTAATTCCACCAGTAGAAACCATAGAAACAATATCAATACCAATACCAACAGCTGACGTACCTTTTTATAAACCTTTAGTCATTCCACCCAGTGACTTAAAGGAACCAGAAGGTACTGAGCCAGAGGTAGCAGAAACAGATACAGGATTAAGACAGGTAACGATACCAGTATTAGATTACAAAGTACCTTTACCAGAAAACGAAATATTAATTACTGCATCGACAACAGCAGTAGTTAGTGTGGCTGCAACCTTGACAGCTACAGCAGCCTTTAAATGGGTTGTAACAGCCATGAAACCAATACTAAAAACTACATGGAAGAAGTTAAGCAGCCAAAGAAAGGGCTGATCGGTAAATTAAAAGATGCAAGCGAAGATAAAGAACATCATTTAGAGGTATTAGGTACTTTCGTTAGGCTGGGCGTTGTGGTCTGGTCTGGTTTTATCATTACTCTAAATTACATAGATTTACCAATGATCAAGAAGACTGCGAATACAGATATTACATTCGTGGCTTCTATTTTTGGATCTGCCCTATATTCTTTTGGACTACAAACAAATAACGGAAATAAAAACAGTAAACCTCCAGTTTGCCCAATGGCAAATAAAGACAAACCAAAAGCATGAAAAAATTAATTGTGCTTTTAGCTCTGTTATCACCCAGCATAGCTAGAGCAAACGTAGTGACTCCAGCCTTTACTACAGGCTCGATGAACTCAACAACTACTACCACGCAAACTATTACAGAAGTGACCCAGAAGCAAGTCTTCGGAGCTGAAGTAAATACGTGGTCAGGTAATAACGTAACACCATCCGCAGATATATCCGCTACTGGTACAACGTTCTCAGTAACTGATGCAACTTTACCGTGGACATTAGAAACAACAACAAGAGCCGCAGGGCTAGTAGAACAGTGGGATACAACAACAAACTACACAATAAACTCTACTACTACTTCGCTCTCTGTCTTCTCGCAGTAAGTCCAGTATTAGCGGAAGAAAGTAGTGGAGATACCAATAATAATGCCAATCCCGTGGCAGCAGCGACGGGAAATGTGACCAATTCGGCAGTCCAATTTCAAAATAACGGAGCATCGTCGAGACAGTCATATGGCCCATCCATCCAGTGCAACGGAAGCACAATGACGTTTAGTCCCTTCTACATGGGAAACCATACTAATCCTTATACAGCTGACGAGGATACACGAGACTTGTATCCCTCTAGCTATCAGTTAAATGAAAACTGGGGATTTCAGATAAATTTTATGGTGCCCCTTGATCGAGAAGGTTTACGACAATGTAAAGCCATCGCTAAACGTCAGGAGGAAAAAATGCAATTAAATTACGAGCTTGTCCGTATAGACAACTGTACAAAATTTATGCAACGAGGCTTTACCCTGCTACCTGGATCTCGTGTCTATCACTTGTGTTCAGACGTAGTACCTATCCAATCATTAATTAAAAAAGACAATGTTAGCAATTCTAAAACCTCTAGTTCTAACTGGTTTAAAAAGCCCTAAATTTAAACTTTTCGTTGTTCAATTATTAGAAAAATTAGTAGCCCAGAGTGATAATGAGCTGGACGATAAAGCATTAGCAATAGTCAAAAAGGGATTAGACATCAAATAAGTGGAATTGATTACACCACCCGTAGGATTCTGGATAAAGGATGACTTATCAGAAGATTTAGTACAGCACCTTTGGACTTGTATAGAAAATAAAAAAGGGGAAGCCAGATATGCTTTAGCTGGCAATATAAGTCATAGTTACGATATACCCGACATACAAAGTAAATTTTTTAAATACCTATCTACTTTAGTTAATAGATATAACTCAGAATTTGGTCATCCTCATCACAATACGTTAGTGCGTAGAGAGTGGGCTTTAGAGTTAGATAGGTTTTGGGTTAACTACCAAAAGAAAGGTGAGTTCAACCCAATTCATAACCATAATGGCATGTATTCTTTTGTTGTATGGCTAAAAATTCCTTACGACACAGAACAAGAGAAACAAGCTGAATGGATGAGCGATATAAAAATGAGCGAAAGAGTAGCAGGGTGTTTTAGTTTTTCCTATACAAATATATTGGGACAAATTAAAAATATGGTCTATGAATTAAATTCAGAAAATGAAAATATGATAGTTTTCTTTCCATCTGGATTACATCATCAGGTTTACCCATTCTATTCGAGTGACGAAGAGCGTATATCAATATCAGGAAACATATCGATAAATCTACATGGCAAACGTAAAACTCAAAATAGGGAAGCATAAAAGCCGTACAGGTGGGCTTACCAAAGCTGGCAGAGAGAAATACAACAGAGAGACAGGATCTAACCTCAAGGCTCCACAGCCACAAGGTGGTCCAAGAAAAAGATCTTTTTGTGCTCGTATGTCAGGAGTAAAAGGACCAATGAAAGACAGCAAGGGTCGTCCTACAAGAAAGGCTCTTGCATTACGTAAATGGAAATGTTAATCAATGGCACACAAAAGTAAAGGTTCTTGCAAAGGAATGAAAAAAGGAGGAAAGAAGTATGGTCGCTAAACGTGGATTGTATGCAAACATTCATGCTAAGAGAAAGCGCATCGCAGATGGCTCTGGCGAGAAGATGAGAAAACCTGGGGCTAAAGGTGCTCCTACTGCTGCAAATTTTAAACGTGCAGCTAAAACAGCTAAAAAAAGAAAATGAAAAAAGCAACTGAAGAACAGTTTAATGAACTGCATCAGTTGGTCACACAAGAGTTTTTATCAAGAGTCAAGAGTGGTGAAGCAACCACTCAAGACTTAAAAGCAGCCTGTGATTGGCTGAAGACAAACGATATATCAGGTGTTGCCTACGATGGCAGCCCTTTATCAAAGTTGGCAAGCATGTTGCCAGAAGTAGATCCAGATTTAGTAAAGGCGAAGCTTTATGGCAAGTACAAGTAATTACTACAAGTCCAACCCAGAGGCTCGAAAGAAACGTCTCAAACAACAAGCAAAATACAACAAAACAAAAAAAGGAATAGAACTACGTGTCAACGCAAATCGACTTAATAGGCAACTTGGTACCTATGGAAATGGAGATGGGAAAGACGCTGCTCACTATAAGGGGAGTAAGACCAAAGGCCGACTCCAAGACCCGTCAGTCAATAGAAAAAGCAGACTCAAGATACGTAAATGACCCCTCTATTACCTAGTCCTAAACATTATTTATACAACTTAATAACCATGACAAGTCCTGACGCTAAGAAGCTCTGGAGAAGAGCTATAAAAGAGCACTTCAACTGTACATGTGTTTATTGCGGAAAAACTTATGATTTTAATGAACTTACACTCGATCACGTACACCCTCGCTGTAAGGGTGGCGAAGACCTTACAACTAATGTTGTATGCGCCTGTCAGCAGTGCAATCAGGACAAAGGTAGTAGGAACTGGCTTATATGGATGAGAGACAGATTTGGACATATACCACTTAGAGAAAGAAAGATAAGCGATCATATCGCTGCATAAATAAATGGAAGAACATTTAGTTGCCCTACAGGCAGACTTCAAGCTGTTTCTGCAAGCTTTGTGGAACCAGCTGGATCTGCCGTCACCTACTAGGGCACAATATGCAATCGCAGACTATTTACAGAATGGTCCTAAGCGATTACAGATACAGGCGTTCCGTGGAGTAGGTAAGAGCTGGATTACCGGTGCTTTTGTCTTATGGACACTATTTAACGACGCTGAAAAGAAAATAATGATCATTTCTGCTTCCAAGGAAAG